TCATTACCCGCGACCCGTCGCCCATTAGCCTCTTGGCCCCCCCAAGGAAAATCACGCTAGCCGCCGACGCTGCTAGGCTGTCGTTGACCGTTGTAACTTCCCCGGCGTAGTCTTTCAGGAGGTTATGGATCGCAATCCCCTCATCGGCCGCGCCGCCTGGACTGTTAATCCGAATAGTCACCGCTTGCGATCCGAAAGCCTTGAGGGCCTTCAATACGCCATCTTTGGTGATCGGATCCTCTGCCCATCCATCGCCGACAACGCCGGACAGGTGGATTTCGTTGGTTTCGTTGAATACTTCGATCATTCTTGCAAGCCTTTCAAGCTAAATAGTCTGTTTTCCCACGTTTTAACCTCAGTTTCGACGGCTTTTTGAAGCGATTCGCCAGCGTATTTAGCCGCCAAGCCTGCTAGGATTCGCGTTGATTCTTGGCAGTGGATCCTTGCTAAGTCACGGTCGAGCCCGATCGCTTCGATACTGTCGGCCAATTTCGCTTCCCATTGAGGGTACTTTTTGCCGATCCAAGCGACAAATTGAGCCTTTTTCGATGCGTTGATTGCGTTGTTGCCTTCCGTCTTGATGAGCCCGCGTAGCATTTGCTCGACGGCTCGATCGTTCCGGGCTTGCTCTTGCGTGTCCTCTTGGTCGTCCTCTGGCGTGTCTTCGGGTTCTGGCTCTGGATCGTCCCCCGATCGCTGGATATTCGGGTTGATGAACTCCTCGCCGCCTTCGTAGGGGTTCAGGTCGAGCTTGGATCGGCATTCGTTCGGGTTCATAATCCGCGACGATACCGCCACGGAAAACGCGTCGATGGTTTCCTTGAGTGCAGTTCGCAAAATCGCACCCGTGTTAAACTTGAAGTAGGCTTTGTTTTTCCTGATCTCCAGTGGCGTCAAGAGCTTCATGTCGCACTGTTCTTCAAACTGGACTAGCCACCGATCCAAGCATTGCAGGTAAGCTATCTGCGTTTGTTCCCTGGAGTTGTAGCTATCCGTTTCGCCATCTCCAGGCATCCCCTCGAGGCCAAAAAGCATTCCAACATCCGAGCGGTTGAACTTCTCAAGCTCGACGAATTGCGCGTCCGAATTCGACATCGATACCGCATTAGCCTTAACGCCGTCACGCAAAAGGCCAGCCTTGCCCGCATTTTCGGGGCCAGCCTCAGCCGCGTTAAAAGCATCGATATACTTCTTGGCGTCTGCGTCGTTGCGAAACATCGGCGGGGGGGCTTCCAAAAAAAGTTTGCCCCGAAAACCCTTCGCAATTTGCCCGTTTCTGAACCTAATCGATTCCTTCGAAGTGCTAAATACAATGTTTGCCAAGTCGAGCAAGCCTAGCCCATCGACACCATTCCACGAAAAGCCGCTAATGTGCAAAACGTCCGAGTCTCGAAATACGATGTAGCCGTTGTCGTCGGCGTCCCTGGCGTCGAATAGCTCGGTTTTGCTTTGGTCTTCTGGCTTGTAGGCATGGTACTTCAAGCCTTCATGAATCACCGTCCAGGTCCGCTCGGGCATCATAGGAATAAGCTCCTCGACGCCAGTGCCATTGCGAATGATAGCCGCCCTGCCATTGCCCCGCATAATGGCGTGGCTAAGAATCTGCTGCTTGAAAACCGTGGGGCTTTGAATCTTGTTCGGTTGTTTCCTGAGTAGCCTGTAGCCATCGTGCTTGAGGTCGTTTTCGGCCCCTTTGCCGACAACCTTTTTAACGTCGATGGGTAGCCTAGCAAAGTCTCCGGTAAGCTTGTTATGGGCAAAGAACGCCGGAGGGATGCCCATAGCGTCTTTGATGCCAACCCTAGCCGGATTAACATCCCAGCCGAATCCAGCCCATTGAACCAATCGAGAAAGCATGTCCATTCATTCGCTCCTAAATGACGTAAAGTTTCCCGGTTGATCGCTCAGGCTGTAGGCTTGCGATTCGATAAGCCATAACCGCCGCCACGATGGGGTCGATCTTGTCTTTGCTTTTGGCTTTGTCAAACATCCACCTATCTTGCCGATCCTTAGCAATTATAGCGTTATTCGCGCACCAGCGTAGTAGCTTCGAGTCGGCAAATACTAGCCGCCCGTTTTTCATCAAGTCGATGAAGCCGCGAATAGCTTCATTAAAGTTGGCTTGGTTCTGCGCCATTCGAGCCGCGACGACGCCAGCCTTAGTTAGCTTTTCTCCGAGTTGCTGCCCGTTATACGGATCATACGCCGCCGTCCCAATGTCGTTGGTTTTGAGATCCCCCAAGAGCGATTCGGTAAGATCCTCGATTGGATAGGTTGCCTTAATTATTTCCTCGTCGAAAATAAATTGGCTGAATGGCATCGCCGTCAGATCGCGGTTGCAATTTGCCGCTATGTAAGCCTTGGTCCGAATTTCGTAACGGTAGATCGTCTTGCCGTCGTCTGTAACGTCGATTGGGAAGCGAGCGCACAAAGCGTAAGCCGCTAAGTCGTCGCGTGCTCCAAGGTCAACACCGGCCCCGTAGCCGTCGGCCTGCGACCAATCCGAGTAAGGCTTAACGCACTGATCGAAGTCCTCAAGGTCGAAAGCTTTTTCGGTCGACGATACAATCCGGTTGCCGTGGAAGCGGGTGAATCGATTGACGCCTATGGCGGTTGATTTAGATTCGTTCCACTTCTCTCGTAGATACTGAAGCTTGACCGACACGCCTAGGTTTGGATTCGATTTGATCCAGTTAGCTTCATCTCCTGGGTCATCGTTTTTGTCTAGCTCATATATCAGAGCGAATAAGGTTTCGTCTTTATGGATGCCCGAAACGACGTTGACGGCGTAGTTGTATTCCTCCAGCCATAACCCCGGTTTATCATCGCCCGCCGTGGTAATGATTATATGTAAAGGTTGCGTCCTTGATCCGGACCCCGTAACCATCGTGTCGTAGAATTTGCGATGATGCTCGCGCCATTCGTGCAATTCATCCATTACCACGATATGCGGATTAAGACCGTCAAAAGGCTTATCGCTTCCGACTTTGCGGATATACGATCCGCTGTGAAGGTACTCTATTCGCTCGTTTTTTATGCTTGTCAGCCTTTGCATTCTGGCAGACTTGCCTGCCATCCGTTCGCATTCGCTGTACACCAAATCCGCCTGCTCTTTCTTGGTGGCCGTCAGAAGGATTTGACCAACCGCCTCGGGCATGTTGGTAGACGGGTCGATATCGGCCATTGCGTGAAAATGGCACTTGCCCGCTATGTAGGTCGTCTTTCCGTTCTTCCGAGCCATCGACCAATAGACCTTGCGAAATCGCCTTGAGCCGTCCTCGTCGCGCTTCCACCCTGCTATGTTCCATGTCCCGAAAGCCTGCCAAGGCTCAAGAATCATCGGCTTACCAGCGCACTCCCCTACCGTGTGCTTAATCGCCATCGGGAAAAAGTCGCATTCGTCCTCTGCTTCGTTATGGTCGAAGTAGTACGGAAAATCTGGCGTAGACTGTCGCTCCAGGTCCAAACGATATCGCATAACCGCATCTTTGATGCGATCGCAAGACACGATTGAACCATCCTCGATGGATCGGCAGTACTCTTCGACCTTGAGACTTACGCCGCTGCAAATCAAACCGGTCTCCTTTCGGTCCTTCGCTTGAGCCAAATATCGAATTCATCTTCTTTTTCGGTCTGTGGGGCCTTGAGTCTCGACCGGCTTGAAGGCGTCAAGCCTAGCTCGGCTTCGCGTTTTAGGATCCGATCGCTGTAGGTGTGGAATTGATTTGCTTCGGGCTTGAGTTTAGTTCGCCCTTTTTCATCCATATCCGAGACGTTGCCGCCCTTGATGGTGTCCCATAGAGCAAGCATCATCGAATAATCAAGGCAATACCCGGCAATTAGACCCTGATCTGTCACGGCTAGGAGGTTCATCGATTCGAGTTGATCGCAAACCCAGTGCCAACGGGATTTGGCAGTCGGATCAGCCTCGACAGCATCGGGAATCCTTGGCCTCCCTAGCTTCGGTTTTGGCTCGTCTGCGTTGCGTCGCTGCGGGTCTTTGATAAATGCCCCGGATGCCTCTTTGGTAGCGTTAGAAAGTGGTTTTCGGCCCTTGACCATGCTCAAACCTCCAATTTTGCGGAGACTCGCGGAAGCG